CGAGCGCCCCTACCAACTCGAGAGGAGCCAACCATGGGAGCAGTCACAGTCGCGATCCGCGCCCGCCAGGTGCTCGGCGGGGTCAGCCGCAGCTGCGTCGCCGACGTCACCTTCTCCGGCAGCTACGCCGCCGGAGGCGACACCTACACCCCGTCGCAGTTCGGGATGACCACGATCCTCGCGATGGTCCCGCAGGGTGTTGTCGGCTCGGCCACCACCGGATATGTCGCGATGCCCGACGTCGCCAACTCGAAGATCCGCCTCCTGGCCGGGGCCGCCGCAGGCTCGCCGCTCGCCGAGACCGCGACCGCGAACCAGGCGGCGACGGTCGCGCGCGTGCTCGTGATCGGTGACTTCCCGTACGTCTAGGAGGAAGCATGAGCGAACCCGTACCCGAGCAGCCACCCGTCGAGCCCGTCGAGCCGGCGGAGCCGAGCTGGCAAGGGCCGACCGAAGAGGAGTGGAACGCCACCCAGGCGCAACTGCAGCAGTACGCACAGATGCTCCAGCCGCAGCAGCCGCAATACCCGCAGCAGCCGGGGCCGCCCGGTGCGCCCGACCCGTTCTCCGAGACCTTCCAGCAAGACCTCGACACCTACATCAACTACCGGATGGCCGGCTCGCAGCAGCTCGAGCAGGAGATCCGGCTCGCACAGGCGGAGGACTGGGCGCATGAGCACCTCGACCAGCTCGCCACAAAGGGCGGCGAGTTCGACCGTGATGCCGCCTACGCGCGGGCGAACATGATCCTGATGCAGGCCGGGGGCGACCCGGTCGCCGCGCTCGACCAGGCCGCGAAGGAGATCCGCGAGTACGAGCAAAGGGTCGGGCAGGCGTTCTACGACCGCCAGATCGAGCAGCTCCGCACCAACGCTGGCGCCCCCCGCGGGCTCCCGGCGGGGCAGGTCGGGGCGGCGCAGACCGTCCCTACCGGCGGGTTGGGGAACGTCCCCAACGCGGTCACCCGCAAGTTCTTCGGGCCTAACTAACCAACCAAGGAAGGAGCCCCAGTGGCTGACAACACACTCAGCACGTGGCAGCCGTTCCTCCTCGAGAAGCAAGGGCACGTGTACGAGGTGTTTCCCTCGGAGGCGCCCTTCCTCGCCGAGATGAGCGGGTACGACGCCGTCGCCCAGCAGGTCGACCACCAGTCGACGGTGCGCCGGGTGACGCGCGAGATGGACGGCGGCCGCGAGACTTTTAGCGGCAAGTACGTCAAGCACGTGATCATCACCGCCGGCCTCCCCGGTGGTGGGCAGGTGCAGGAGACGAGCACGTGGAACCAGCCGCACGCGCTCCCCACCAGCGAGGTGCACATCAACCTCGTCCGCACGCTGGTCCCGTTCTCGGTCACCGTCGACGTGGAGCGCGACTCGATGGACGCCTCGATGGCGAGCGCGGTCGAGCAGTTGATCGACCAGGCCCGCTCCTCCTGCGCCCGGCTCGAGAACCTGCAGATGCTGAACGACGGCACCGGGCTGATGGCGGCGATCACCGACTCGGCGACCTCGCTCACGACCACCGTGCCGGTCGCCCCGGCCGCCGGGGCGGCGAACTTCGACGTGCTGCTCCCCGGCACCGTCTGGGACGTGCTCACCCGCACCACCGGCGCCGACCCGGGGCAGGGGCTGCGGCGGAAGATCTCGAGCGTGAACGAGCAGACCGGGGTGATCACCTGGCTGACGACACAGCAGGCCGCAGACGGCGGCTCCGGCGGCATCGTCCACTCCGCCAACGAGGGGATCTACATCCCCGGCTCCTGGTCGGGTGGCGCCGCCGGCACCGCGACCGCCCCGGGGGCCCTGTGCGCGCAGGGGCTCGTGCAGGCGGCCGCCTCGACCGGCACCTTCGAGACGGTCGACAAGACCGCCGCCGGGAACCAGTGGTGGTGGGGGATCGACGGTCGCGCCGGCGACACCTCGACCCTCGCGCTCTCGGTGCAGATGCTCGACGGCGCCGTCCGCCGCGGCCGGCGCTCCGGCCTCGGGAAGTGGGACTTCGCGATCGGCGACCCCGCCGTGATCGACCTCTACAAGCAGTCGCTCTACGCCTCGGTGCGCTACGACGCGCAGGTGACCACGCTGAAGAGCGGCTTCTCCGGGATCGTCTACGACGGCGCCGACGCCCCCTTCGCGCTGGTGAAGGAGCCGGCGCACCCGAAGATGGGGATGAAGCTGATCGACAAGGGCTCGTTCGTGATCTACGGCGACGCCCCGGGGCCGCAGTTCCTGCAGGACGACGGCGCCACCTTCCGCCGCTTCCAGCGCACGCTGGCGAAGGAGGCCGACTTCCTCGACCGCTGGCAGCTCGGCGTCGGCCGCTGCAACTCGATCGTGTACCTGAACAACCTCGCGCAGGCCGCCTAGCGTGGGCTATGTCGAGCGGCGAGCCGGCGGCCTCCTGGTCGCCGAGCTCGGCATGGACGGGACCAGCCTGGAGCGGGAGCTGCGCAAGCGTGATCCGCTGCTCTCGCTCCAGGGGTGGCCGTCCGTGGAGCACGGCTGCATCCTCTGGCGGGTGGTTCGCGATGCCGGCCCCGACCGCCCGCCGGAGACCGTGGCAGTCTGGCGGTCGGCGAGCGGGGAGCCGTACCCGCTCTCCTCCGGGCTGCTCGACGAGGTGGATCGGCTTGACCGCAACAGCCGGCATCGCCACAGGGACGAGGACGAGCTCGAGGCTGTCCGCAGGCGCGAACGCGACAAGCAGCTCGAGCGGGACAACGAGGCGCTCGTGGATGACTGGCATCCGCGCCACGGCCGCCCGGTGCTGCCCCGTGGGCAGTGGCTGCGGATGAGCCGCGACAAGCGCAGGGCGCGAGGGGAGAGGATCTGATGGCCTACACGCCCACCACCTGGGTCGAGGGCGTGACGACGCTCGGCCCGACCAACATGAACCACATCGAGAACGGGATCGCCGCCGCCGACACCGGCAAGGTCGACAAGGACGGCGTCACCGGCGCCGGCACCCGCATCGTCGCCTCCAAGCTCGTCTCCTCCGACACGCAGCCCGCGTTCCAGGTGAACGGTGACGGCAAGCTGCAGTGGGGCGGCGGCGGCTCGGCTGCCGTGGACACGGACCTGTACCGGGTCGGTGCGGGACAACTCGCAACCGACGGGTTCGTGCTGGCGCTCGGCACGACCGGCGCCCAGACCGCGTTTGGGGCGGCGCAGAACTCGACTGCGAACTGGTGGTGGCGCGCTCACAAGGACGGCACGATGGAGTGGGGCGACGGGACCGCTGCGCCCGACACGTCGCTCTACCGTTCGGCGGCGAACACCATCGCCAACAACAGCGCGGGCTGGGGCACCTTCCAGGCGGCGGCGTTCTCGGTGCAGTCCGACCGGCGCACCAAGAGGGAGATCGCGCCGGTCGGCGATGGGTTCGAGAAGCTCCTCGACGCCGGCGTCTACACCTACGAGCGCGACGCGAGCGGCGAGCGCCACCTGGGCCTGATCGCGGACGAGCTCCCCGGCGAGGTGCTCGCGCCCGGCGAGGACGGGATGCAGTTCGTCGACCTCTACAAGCTGGTGGCGGCGGTGCTCGCGCTCGTGCAGCGCCTCGACGCCCGTGTGGCGGCGCTCGAGGGATGAGCACCCTCACCCTCGCTCCGGTGCCGCCGCTGCTGCTCGCGGTCGGAGCGCCGTGCGCTGCACGGCTCGGCGTCTACAGCGTCAAGGATTACGGCGCAGCCGGCGACGGGGTAAGCGACGACACCGGCGCGATCCAGGCCACCATCAACGCGGCCGCAGCAGACCACGGCATCGTCTGGTTCGACCCGGGCACCTACCTGATCCGGTCGGCGCTGCATCTGAAGGACGTCGTCCTCGCCGCCGCCCCGGGGGCGGCCACGATCCTGATCGGCAGCTCCTTCGTGCCCGGTGCCAGCGAGCCGGACACCGTCGGCGCGATCTCGAACGCCAACTACTCGGTCGCCTACAACGACGCGACCGCCAACAGCATCGAGCTCTACGGCCTGACCTTCCACCACAGCGGCAGCACGGTCAGCAGCACGCTCTGGTTCGCGAACGTGAAGAGGCTCGTGATCGACCACTGCGAGTTCCTCGCCGACGCGCCCGGGGAGGTCTCGCCGATCCAGCTCTACGCCTCCTACAAGCATGTCTGGATCACCAACAACGAGGTCCGGATCGCGACCGGTGTCACCAGCGGGGTCTGCATCCAGGCCAGAAACTACTGCGGTGCCGCCGGGGCGAGCTCGGTCTGCGAGGACATCCACATCGCCCACAACTACATCGAGTCGAACGCCTCCGACGAGAACGTCGCCATCTTCGCGGAAGACGGCACGATCCGCGACGTCGAGTTCTCGAACAACACCGTCACCCACGTCGCCGGGGGCAGCACCGCCGCCAAGGTGATGGCCGTGTTCGGGTCGCTGGGCACGCCCACCGCGTACACCCTGACCGAGAACATCGTCATCTCCGGCAACAACTTCAGGTTCGACAACCTCACCGTCGCCCTCCTCGCTCTCGGCAACGCGGGTGACACGGGAACGATCCGTAACGTGTCGGTCATCGCCAACGACATCGTCGGCTCCGTGAGCGCCACCGGCTCGAGCGCCGCGATCTGGGCGCAAAGCACGGTCACAAGCCTCGCGGTGCGCGGGAACCAGATCTACAACAGCGGCGCCACTGCGCTGTCCCGCGGCATCCAAGGCTGCGAGCGAGCCGACGGCAACGTCATCGCGGGAGCATTCAACGTCGCCATCGCCGGGGCGGTGATGGCTCGGGACAACTCAATCGCGCTCACGAACGCCGGCATCGGCGTCTACAACACGAACGAGGTGCTCGACAACCGGATCACGAACGTCAACCAGGGCGTGCTCGTGGACACCAGCACGAGGTGCTCGGTCAAGAACAACTGGATCACCGTCGGCACCGCCGGGCTCTACTGCGTGTTCGGACAGGCAGGGAACCCCAACTTCCAGATCGTCGGGAACACGCTCGAGACGACGGCGGGCGGGCAGACGGCGCTCAGGATTCTCGGCACCGCGGCCCCGCGGATCGGGTTGAACTACTGGCTCAACGGCGGCGGCACCTACTCGAGCCTGGCGACCGCGAACGCCTGGACTGTGGCGGACCAGTAATGGCGTTCCCCTCCTCCTTCGGCGACATCCAGAACGCCGTGCTCGCCAAGTCGCGGCTCGATCCCGTCCTCGACGGGCAGCGGGTCAAGGACTGGATCAACCAGAGCTACACCCGCGTCTGCGTCGAGACCGAGGCGATGATCAGGACAGCGACGATGACGGTGACCGCGGGCGCCTCCACCTACCTGCTGCCCGCCGGGGTGGCGCGGATCAAGCAGATGCTGCTGCAGCCCGCCGGGCAGACACAGTCCAGCCCACCGCTTATCCGCACCACGCTCGACGAGATCCTGAGCCGCCGCCAGGCCGGCGGCGACCAGCGGCAGTCGGGCAACCAGGCAACCCACTACGCGGTGCTCGGGATCAACCAGTTCGAGCTGTGGCCGACCCCGGCTGCCGCCGACGTGATCTGGATCTGGTACGTCCTCTTCCCCGCCTCGCTCTCGGCCCCCACCGACGTTCCCATCCTCGAGGAGCCGTACGCCTCCAAGCTCCTCGAGTACGGCGCCCTCACCGACGCCGGCGACTTCAACGGTGACCCGTCCGCGCTCGACTGGGAGAACAACTTCAACGAATGGATGGGCCGCTACCAGCAGCACCTCGACCGCAAGCAGGGCGTCATCCCCGGCCAGTTCCACCAGTGGGGCGACACCTGGGTCCCCGCCGGCTACGACCCCGCCGACGTCTATGGCTAGGACCCAGGTCGGCCCGACCATTTCCAGCGGGAGGCGCGGCTACCTCCGCTACCAGTACGGCGAGCACTTCTGGATCCCCGAGGTGCTCGCCGACTTCAGCAAGGGCATGGTCAGAGACACCGCCCGGGTCGCGATCCCGGAAGGATCGGTGTACGACTCCGTCGACTACCTTCTGCACCGGCCCGGGGTCGCGCAGAAGCGGGGCGGCACGACTTACGGCAGCGGCGCTCTCACCGGGACGAGCTACGTCCTCGGGGT